TCACTCGCAAGATTGGTATTTCAACTTGGTTGTGCCCTTGGATGAAACTTGGTCATGTTGGTTCTTATGTTTTCAATGGAACTTTACCAGCACTTGGTAATCTTGACTTTGCTGCTCATGGTAATGATATGGAAAGTAGACCTCATAACATTACTGAAGAAGAAGAAAAAGAAGCTGAAAAAGCAGCAGGTAAAACCTTGAATCGTTCTGAGAAAAGAAAAGCTGCAAGAAAGAGCAGAAAAAAGAAAAAATAGTTGACAATACTGTAATACTATGATACAATAATACTATAATATAAATGATACGGAGTATACTATGAAGTTAAGTGAACAAACTGTGTCCTTACTGAAAAACTTTTCTGGAATAAATCAGAATATTCAGTTCAAGGCCGGTAATAGAATTCAAACCATTTCTGCACAGAAGAACATTCTTGTGTCTGCAGAAGTTCCAGAGTCATTTCCAAGCGACTTTGCGATATATGATTTGAACAAGATGCTTGGTGTGATGTCTTTGTTTCAAGATCCAGATTTGGAAGTTGGAGATAAGACTATGAAGATTGGTGGAAAGGTGGACTATATGTTTGCTGACCCAGCAATGATTGTTTCCCCACCAGATAAAGATTTGGTTTTTCCAGATCCAGAAGTTTCTTTTACTTTGAGTAAAGGTGATTTCTCTCAAGTGATTAAAGCAGCTGCTGTTCTTGGTCTTCCTCATATTTGTGTTGAAGGTAAAGGCGGTAAGATGAATATTGTTGCAACTGATATTAACAATTCTTCTTCTGATGAATTTACAACAGAACTTGGTGAAACAAGTTTGACTTTTAATATGGTTTTCAAGATTGAAAATCTTAAACTATTCAGTGGCGATTATAATGTTGAAATTACTTCTAAAGGTATTTCAAAGTTTACGCACACCTCTACACCTCTTCAATACTTTATTGCTACAGAAGCTGATTCAACATTTGGAGGATAATGCAACGAGATGATTTTTTGTGGGTTGAAAAGTATCGCCCACCAAAAGAATCTGGATGTGTCCTACCCAGCGATCTTCAAGAACCTTTCTCTGAATATGTAGAGCAAGGTAAAGTTCCCAATTTAATTTTATGTGGTGGCCCCGGCAGTGGTAAGACAACTATTGCTAGAGCTCTTTGTGAAGAGATTGGACTTGATTATTTGATGGTCAATGGTTCTGATGAAGGTAGGAACATTGATACTGTAAGAACTACTTTAACACAATTTTGTAGTTCAGTTTCCATGACTGGCAAACGTAAAGCCATCATCATGGATGAAGCTGACTACATGAATGCGGATTCAGTTCAACCCGCACTGAGAGGTTTCATTGAACGATTTGGAAACAATGTTTCTTTTATTTTTACTTGTAATTATCGTAGTCGTATTATTGATCCCATTCACTCTCGCTGTGCTGTCTTTGATTTTGTAATTCCAAATAATGAGAAACCAAAGATTGCTGAGAACTATCTCAAATTATGCGAAGGTATTCTTGAGAAAGAAGAAGTAAAGTTTGAACGTAAAGTCTTGATTGAACTTATCATGAAATACTTTCCAGATTTTCGGAGAGTGTTAAATGAGTTACAACGATATTCTGTTTCAGGAGTAATTGATACTGGCATCCTTACAAATCTTAATGAGATTAATCTTGCAGAACTTATCGGTGGCTTGAAGGGTAAAAAGTTTTCTGAAGTTCGTAAGTGGGTGAACCAGAACATGGATCAAGATACCGCTAAGTTATTTCGTAAGTTGTATGATACTTTTCATCAACATTTGAAACCTCAGTCTGTCCCTCAGGCTGTGTTAATTATCGCAGACTACCAGTATAAGTCGGCATTCGTGGCAGACCAAGAAATCAACATGGTGGCCTGTCTGACTGAAATTATGGTGGAGTGTTCCTTCAAATGATTAAAGAACTTTTAGAAACTCAAATCAGAGAACAGATACCAACTAAAAAGTGTGCAGTGCTGTTGAGTGGGGGTGTAGACTCCCTCTCAGTGGCTCTTGCCGCATACAATGTTGGTATAAAAGTTATAGCATATAGTTTCCATCTTGAAGGAAACGAATCTTACGATTTCAAAACTGCTCAAAAGTTTTCTGAGAAAATGGGTTGGACATTCAAACCAACAATAGTTCCTACAGATAACCTAGAAGAAGATTGGCACACTCTTGTCAAGATGGGCTGTAAAAAGAAAACCCATTTTGAATGTGTGTTTCCATTTCTCTATGTCTATCCAAATATTACTGAAGAGTATGTTCTCACTGGCTGGGGTGCTGATGGTTATTTTGGTGTGAGTAAAAAAGCTCAGATGAGATATGGTAGTGAAGAAGGTAATAAAAAATACCATGATTATTTTGAAAAGACTCCGCACAATATTAAAACATTTGATGAAGCCAGAGACATATATTTTTTACCAGAGAACTCAGCAGGACTCAAGTGGCACAATAAACTTGTAGAAAGATATAACAAGAAACACATAACACCATATCTACATCCTACAGTTAAAGATTATTTTTATGGATTCAATTGGGAGGAGTTGAACAAACCAGAACAGAAACATCACATTAGAACTGCATTTCCAGAGTTACAAAGTTTTGGAAAAATAAGAAAGCACACCAATCTACATCTTGGTGCTGGTGTGGATACGCTCTTTGAATCTCTGCTAAATAATAGTAAGATCAACTTTAACGATAGAAAAAGAATGATGGATGTATCAAAAGATTGGTACGAAAAGGAGTTTAAAAAATGAAAGAAGAAGGAGCAGTTTTATCTTGGTTTGAAGATACAGATTTTTCTCATGTCAAAAAACCAAATGTTACAAATTATAAGGGAATAGAAACAGCTACAGCTACATTATCTGAAGATTTTGTTAAGCATGTAAAAGATGCAAAACCCATTTCCGCAGATTATCAAAAATATACAATGGAAGATGTACGTGCTGGAGAAGCACAAAACAAGTTCAATGTAATATCTACCTTTGCTGGTGGCGGTGGTTCTTCTAAAGGATATCGTTTGGCGGGTGGTAAGATTTTATGTATCAATGAATTCGTAAAAGAGGCCAGAAATACATATCATGAAAATTATCCAAACACTCCTATACTTCCAGATGATATAAAAGAACTTACAGGAGAAGACCTTCTGACTGCTGCTAATATTGGAGTAGGAGAAGTTGATATCTTGGATGGTTCACCACCATGCTCTGCTTTCTCTATGGCTGGTTCTGTAGTACAAGGTAGTGGTCATAGTATTGGTTTTGGTAAAACTAAAAAATATTCTGATGGTAAACAAGTAGAAAATATTGAAGATTTATTTTTTGAATTCATTAGAGTTGCAAAAGATGTTAAACCTAAAGTTATTGTTGGTGAGAATGTGTCAGGATTGTTAATGGGTGAAGCAAAAAACTATTACTACAAGATTACAATTGCGTTTGAAAATGCTGGTTACAATGTATCTTCTATGTTGTTAGATTCATCTCATTATGGAGTGCCTCAAACAAGAAAGAGAGTTATTTTTATTGCAGTTCGTAAAGATGTTACTGATGCGATTGGTCTTACTTCTCTTAACATTGCTGGTATATTTCCAGAAAAGTCTAGTGAAGTAGTTACTAGTGGAAATGCATTTAGTGACCTAGTGTATGATGAAGAAGAAATAAAAATGTTAACAGAAACTTTTACAAAGGGTTCTCATTTTGTGACAGCATCAAAGATGCCACTTGATCCAAAAAAAGTATTAACAGGTTGTGATTATCATCCAAAAGGACATCACTTTAATATGAAAAGAATTTCAAGATTCAAACCAGCTCCTACCATCACAGCTTCTGGTGGATGTATTCATTGGAGTGAAATGCGAAAACTTGCATTGTGTGAAACTCGTAGACTCACTTCTTTACCAGAAGATTTCAAACTAACTGGAAAGTGGGAACAAAGATCGGAACGTATGGGTAGAATGGTGCCACCGTTAATGATGAAAGCGATAGCAGGTTCCATATACAAGAAAGTACTTAAACCTTATAAGGAGTTGAACAATGGCTGATTTTACTTTTGCTCATAGAGAAGAAGGATTCGATGAACATATTGAAAAGTCAATTCGTGGTTATTCAGACTTAATGAATGATGTAATTAGTCTTTCACGTTATTTCGTAGAAGATAACACTAATACAGTTGATATCGGATGTTCTACAGGAAAGAATACCAAGGCCATGATGGAGTATAATAGTGACCATTCGCCTGAAGCAAAATTTATCGGAATTGAAATAGCCGATGGTTTTGAACAAGATTTGAAAGACCGAAAGAAAGAATTGAATGCTGCTGGATTTAATAATGTAGAATTCATAATGAAGGATATTCGTAGGTATCAAATAACAAATGCTAATCTAATTACTTCAATTTTTACTCTACAATTTATGCCAAAAAGAGATAGAAAACAAGTTATTTCTGGTATCTATTCTGGATTGAATGATGGTGGAGCTTTCATTTTTGCAGAAAAAACAATATGTGAGAGTGCCATGGTACAAGATATGATAACCTTTAACTACTATGATTACAAGCGAAAATCATTTGATACAGAAGACATCATGGATAAGGAAAGAACACTCAGAAACATCATGAAACCTCTTACATGGAAACAACTTGAGCACATGGTATCTTACGCCGGATTCTCTACAGTTCAACCATTTTGGAGAAACCACTCATT